GGTGGCTGTCCGTGGATAATGCGTTTGGCGCACTGAGCCGGGTGAACCTCAATCATCTGCGGCACGAGCCCAAGGTCCGGCATGCGGCGCAGAGCGATTACGCGAAAGCGTTCGTGGAAACGCTGAAACTCAACCATAACTTTCCGGTCGACAAACTCACCGATTATACGCCGCTCGAGAGCGGCCCATTGCTTCAATGGTATGAGCGGCCGCGTCTTGTCGCGATCAACGCGAATGAGCACAAAGTTATCTATTCTCCGGATGCATTGGCCGCCGCGATTCAGGCAATTGACCCAGAGATCATGATCGAAAAAATCCAAGGTGGCGTCGACACCGACGCGCTGTTCAAACGCGCACGCTTGTACGTGGACTGCGGGAACTTTCCTGGACGCGATCGCATGCCGCGCGAGGCATCACGTCGTTACTGCCAGGTGTTGATGCTAGCCGCCGGTGCGGCGACTTATCCCGACATGGAGATGTGGCATCCAACGCGCTGGCATGTTTGGAGTGACGTGGGTTTGAAGCGGCTTGCCGAAGAAGTCGTGGAATGCGTCAAGATGGCCGATGAGCAGATACCGCTTGGTATGGGCTCGTCACCGCATAACTACGAGAGGACGCAGTTCGACTCAGAGGTTGCGGGTCTCTTCAGTGGCCTATGACTATCTCATCGTAGGCGCTGGCTTCGCAGGCATCGTGTGCGCGCGTCAGCTAGCCGACGCCGGCAAGCGCGTCCTCATCATCGACAAACGCGACCATATCGGAGGCAACGCCTACGACTATGTGAACGAGCACGGCGTTCGGATTCACAAGTACGGGCCGCACATCTTCCACACGAACAGCGACAAGGTGTTTGACTGGCTTTCTCGCTTCACCGAATGGCGGCCATACGAGCATCGCGTGCTTGCCGCGGTGGACGGCAAGCTTGTCCCGTTCCCGATCAATCTGACCACGCTGGAAATGCTTGGCCTCGAAGGCGAGCGCGGCGACGACAGCATTACCCATCCAACCAACGCCGAAGAGCAATGCCTGCAAAGGGTAGGGCGCAAGCTCTATGAACTCTTCTTTGAAGGCTACACCACGAAGATGTGGGGGCGTCACCCGCGCGATCTCGATGCATCAGTGACGGCGCGCATCCCTGTGCGCTTGGATAGCCGAGACGATCGCTATTTTACCGACAAGCACCAAGCCATGCCGAAAGACGGCTACACGGCTATGTTTGAGCGGATGCTGGATCATCCGGGGATTGAGGTTGAATTAGGATCGCGCGGCCATATGCTCGTGCTGGTGGAGCGGAACACGCCGGTCATCTGGACCGGCCCAATTGATGAATACTTCGGGCATTGCCTCGGCCCTCTGCCGTATCGGTCGATGTACTTTCACCGAATGCATGGCGAGGTGTCGTGGCCATGGGAAACGGCCACGCTGAACCAGCCATCGCTCGAGGTTGAATGCACGCGCCTCACGCACTGGGGAGTGCTGAACGGAACTCCAAACGCTTTCATGGACATCACAATGGAATGGCCAACTGAAGAAGGCGAGCCATTCTATCCGATCCCGGCGCCAGAAAACCGCGCTCTCTACAAGCGCTATGAAGCGCTCGCCGATGCGGAGACGAACGTCACCTTTCTTGGCCGCCTTGGCTCCTACCAATATCTCAACATGGATCCGGTCGTAGGCCAGGCGCTGATGGTGTCTGAGCGCTTGCTGGGCTCAAACCCCGCACGCAACTAACGGCCCGCAAAATCCTCTGCGATGCGCAATCCGCGCAGTCGAGGATTTTATGTCGGGCGATACTCCAGCCGTTGCAGATACCAGCGCCGCAGATGCGGCCGATGTTGCATTGTTGGATGACGCCGCGCCGGCGGAAACCGCAAAGCCTGCTGATAGCGCAGCGGCCACCCCGGCAGAAACACCTACAGAATCCAAGCCGGATGGCGATAAGCCGTCTGGCGACGATGCAGCGAAGGGCGACGACGCTCCTTCACTGCTAGCCGACGACGACGAAGGCACTCCTGAAAAGAAGGCGGACGGCCAAGCCGACGCTGACGACAAGGGCAAGTCGCCGGAGACGTATGAGGCTTTTACGCTTCCTGAGGGCGTTGCCCTGGACGAAACGCTGCTCGCGAAAGCGACGCCAGTGTTCAAGTCCATTGGCGAAGGCCTGAAGCAGGAAGACGCGCAAAAGCTGGTGACGCTTTTCGCGGAAGCGCAAGCAGAAGCCGCGGCTCAACAAGTCGCGGGATTCAATCAGGTCAAGAAAGACTGGGCCGCTGAAATCAAGGCGGATCAGGATTTCGGCGGTGAAAAGCTGCCGCAAACGCTGGGCGCCGCGAAAGCTGTGCTCGGCAAATACGGCGACAAAGCACTCCTCAACGATCTGAAGGAATGGGGCTGGGCCAATCACCCCGGCCTTATCCGCATGCTCGCTCGCGTCAACGCGCACCTCTCCGAAGACCACCTCGTAACCGCCGACGCCACCAGCCAGTCCGAGCCTAAGAGCCCGGCTGAACGGCTGTGGCCCGGCATGTTCCAAAACAATCAGGAGACATAAGCCATGGCCGTCGTTGGGAACGACGTTTTCACGTTGGCGGAGTACAAGACCCGTACTAACGCCGACGGCAAAGTCCAAGCCATCGTTGAGTTGCTCGATCGCCAAGACGAGATGCTCGACGATATTCCGTGGATGACCGCAAACCTTCCGGATCGTCACAAGACGACGGTTCGCGCCGGCTTGCCGACTATCGGTCACCGCCGCTTCAACAAGGGCATCGCCGCCACGCGCTCGGCAACCGCGCAAGTCGAATTCAATATGTGCCAAGCTGCGGCGCGTACTGAACTTGACGTCGACCTTGCCAATCTCGGCGGCAACCCAGGCGCCGTGCGTCTGTCGGAAGCCCGTCCGCACATGCAGGCGATGGCGCAAACGGTCGCCGACACGATCATCTATGGTGATCCGGTCGCCAACCCTTCGACCGATGACGACAAGGTTGCGGGCCTGCACTACTACTTCAAGGACAACACCACCGCCAACACCAAGGACCACGTGATTTCGGCCGCCGGCTCGGGCTCCGATCTCTCGTCGCTTTGGATCGTGGCCTGGGGCGAAGACACGGCTTGCGGCATCGTTCCGCCGGGCCTGCCGATGGGTCTCCAGCACCGCGATCTCGGCGAAGGCGACGCGTTCGATAGCAACAACTATCGCTTCCGCGCTTTCATGGACGAGTACAAGTGGAACTATGGCCTGTGCATCCGCGACTGGCGCGCGATCGTCCGCATTTGCAACATCGACGTTTCTGACCTCGTCAGCACCGTCGCCAACCAGCAAGCGCTGACGAACTATGTGATCCAGGGTCTGTCGAAGATCCCGTCACAGTATCGCAGCCGCGCTCGCATCTACGGCAACTCGACCGTTCTCACCGCGTGGGAATTGGGCGTGCGCGCCGATGTGAAGGCCGGTGGCGGGTTCACGTTCGAAAATCATGGTGGTCAGCAAGTCACTTCGTTCCGTGGCTGCCCTGTCCGCACGTCGAACGCCATCACCGTCTCTGAAACCACGATCAGCTAAGGAGTAGGCGATTATGATCGACAATAAGCTCGTCTTCGCCGACTCGATGGTCCTGACCTCGGGTGCGGTGTCGAACTTCACCTCCACGAACGTCCTCGACATGGGGCCGCTCGCTTCTGGCAACCTCTATCGCAATCTCGGCGCGTCCGAGTTGTTCCTGATCACGCGCCTTGAGTCGACCGCAACCTCAACTGGTTCGGCCACGCTCACGGTCAAACTGGTCGGCGACAACAACACGGGCATGACCTCGACGGCTCTCGTCGTGACGCAAGTCTCGACGCTGGCCGTTGCCTCGGCCACGGCTGGCCTCGTCTACAAGACGCCGCTGCCGCGCGTGAACATGGAGCGCTATCTGCAGGTGGAATACAACGTCGCCACGGCGCCGTTCTCCGCCGGCGGCACGGTGTCTTCGTGGCTCGCGATTGGCTCTGAGGGCGACTGGTACGCCTACAACCAAAACGCCAACGAGACGAACTCGTTCTAACGGAGAACCATCCATATGTCGGAATTGCCTCGCTATCGCTGCACGCTGGAAAAAGGTTTCCTGGCCAAGCCCACGGAAATCCTTTTTCCCAGCGGCCACGTCGGAGTCGGCGCTCGCGTCGAATACGGCGCGGAATTCAGCACCGAGCAAACGCCCGGCAAATGGATGGAGCCCATCAACGAGGCGGCGCGCAAGCGCGTCGCCGAGTTGGTGGAAACTGGCAAGCGTCGCAGCGAGGCGGCCGAACGAACCGTCTCGCTGTCGCCGCTGAAGCCGCCGAAGCAATCTGGCATGCGCGCGCTCACGGACACAGAGGCATTCCACTCGCCCGTCGTCACTGACGTTGTGCAGGCTGACACGCAACATGCCGCCCCGCGGCGTCGCAAGGCAAGCTAATGATTTTGACTGACGCGACCGGCGTCTTCGTCGGCTCTCTGACCGATACCGCAAAGACTGCCGACTACATTGCGGTGATGAAGCCGACCGGCGCCGGCATCGTGGTTTCGAGCGCTGCGGCGTTCGGCTAACGGGAGGGCGCCACAATGGCATCCTCCACCACCCAGATCGCCAACCTAGCGCTCTCTAAGATCGCTCAGTTGCGGCTCGTCAACCTGTCCTCCAATGACGGCAACGAAGCGCGCTGGGCTAATGAACTCTATCCGCACGCGCGGGACTACGTCACCGAGCAGCCAGATATTCTGTGGCGCCATGCCAAGAAGACGCTGACGCTCGCTGAAACCACGAACGATCGCGATAGCGATTTTCAGTATGCGTATGAGCGTCCGAGCGACTGCCTGTCGTTTCGGTATCTCTTGCCGCGCTATGGCGCTTTTGATCCGCGCTATCCGATCCGGTTCGAGTGCGAGGGCGATGTCATCTATTCCGATGAAGCAACGGCGCGCGGCGTCTATGTGCGCCAGATTACCGACGTCACGAAGTTCGTTCCGTCCTTCACTGAGGCGGTCGCCTGGTACTTGGCGCATTTGATCTGCACGCCGCTTCGCATGGAGCGCACCCTTCTAGGAGAGACATTGCAGGGCTACCGCGGAGCACTGGCCCAAGCCATCGCCTGCGGCGCGGCTGAGCAAAACTATATCCTGACGGCCGACGAAGCCTCGCCAGACTGGATCACAGGCAGATAAGCTCATCATGGCCTATCGTCTTGCTCAATACGGATTCAGCGGAGGGGAGTGGGCGCCTGAGCTATTCGGGCGAACTGACCTCGAGAAGTACGCCCTTGCGCTCCTCCGCGCCAAGAACTGCCTCATCTCCAAGCCTGGCTCTATCGTCAATCGGCCCGGTCTCG